TAACGTATTCGACGTTTATCCTTGGCTGCAGTCTTATCTTGGTGCTTATTGTTCTGGAGGTTCTGGCTCTTATCAAGTTCGTGTGGTGAGGGGTTGATATGTCACTTGTAGACGACACTTTCAAGTCAATCCCCAAGGATCTACTGGACGATTGGGGTCAAGACATCACGTTAGTTAAAACAACAACGCCACGCACTTACGATCCAGCAACTGGTGCTGTGACTGGTGCGGACACGTCTGTTGTATTAAAAGGTTTGATTTCTAATGTTTCAGCAAGGGAAAGCGAAGGGCTTTACCAAACAACTGACATCAAGGTGATTCTTGGTGGTGACGAGTTGGGTTCTTACTACCCAACTGAAGCTGACCGTATTCAGTATTCGCAAGCTGGCGTGACAAGAGAAGCGAAGATTTTAAATGTGTTGAGTCTTCGGGGCGAAGATCCTTTGCTCCACACTATTGTTGCGAGGCCGCAGTAATGGCAAGAAGAGATGATGTGGCCAAGTTGCCAAAAGACTTGCGCGAGTTAGTCAACCTAGCAACTCGTCATGCAGCAGTAGAAATAATGAATGACCTGGCAGAAGCAGGTCCAGAATGGAGTGGTGAATTTCAAGATAGCTGGGTTGCTGTTCCTATAGGCACAGGCGCATCAGGGTCAACCGGTGGGGGCTATCCGTATTTTTTAAAAGACGTTCCAACTCTTTCGACATCTATTAAAGAAACTGCAAGGGTTAAAAAATTTACTATTGAGAACACGAAACCCTACGCAGAATATGCACTAGATCTAAAAGAAGGATATTTTAGGGCTGACGACGAACCTGTTGGTGAAGTTGTCGCACAGGGTACTCGCCCTCGGCCAGGGTTTAGAGGAGATGTCACAGGTGAAGGTACTAGTCGAAGCACAGCACCTCTGGACTGGTATTCAAACTATTTAAATGGTGGTGAAATGGGAAAAGCTTTGGAAAGAGGCGTACTCTTTGGATTTAAAGGAAAACGATGAGATACCAACAAATCCGAGCTGCAATAGAGGGCCCAATCCAGACGGCATTTGGTGCGCTAAGCCCAGCTGTTCCTGTATTTTTTGACAACATTACGGCAGCGCCAGCAAATACAACCACAGAATATGTACGTGTAAATATCGCTTTCGGCGTTACTACTGAAACAACGCTGACCAGTAATTTAGATTTTGCACGGGGTAGTGTGACTGTTCGTGTCTACAGCGAAAAAGGGAAGGGGCCTGCAAGAAGCCAAACTCTTTTGGACACTGCTGTAACCACTCTTTTAGGGCTGTCTGCCTCAACCAGAGATGGTTCAGGAATTTATATGCGGCCTGGAGCAATAAACGGACCTACGTTTTCAGCAACCGAAGCGAGTCCGCATTTAGTAGGTCGTATTGACACATCTTTTGTTGCAGAGGACCAGGATTAGATGTTTTGCTGACAGCACGCTAAGCTGTATGAGTCCGGGTTTCGCCCGTAAGTCCACCATTCTCAGTACCACGAATGGCTACCGTCCTTTCGGGCACCTCTGGAGCCCTTTATTACAAGCCAGCTGGCACATCTGGAACCTTTAAGGCTGCAGATGTCACCAACGCTAGCGATTCCATCAAAGTCGGAACGTTTCTGAACTTCAAAGTAAACGACAAAGTTTCGTTTACTACTGGAGGGGGCACCCTCCCCGGCGGTCTAGCTGCAGGAACTCCTGTTTTTGTCAAGACCTACACCGCTTCTACTGGGGCAGCAACGTTCTCTGCAACAGCAGGCGGTTCTATCCTCGCCCTGTCAAGCGACGGGACTGACGGTACCAGCGCCTTTACGATTAAGTTCACTGAATTCCAAGCAGTTGCAAACGTGCGCTCTTGGAATTTTGAAGTAACCCGAGATGAAATCGATGTAACAAGCATCGGCGGCACTTTGGGTCAAAGCGCACCATTCCGAACCTTCATCTCTGGTTTTGCGGATGGCACGGGTTCAGCTGAGGTTTACTTCACTGATGACGACACCGGCATTTCGGCTCGTTTGATTGAAGACGTTACCCAGCGCAACCAAGCTGGTGCAACCTTCAAGTTGTATATGGATGCAGTTGTGTCAGCTGGTACGCCAGACGATGCAGCCAGCCGTTCCATTTCAATGGAAGCGGTGTTGACTTCTGCGAGTTTTTCAGTAACTCCAGATGATGCTCAGGCGATTTCAATTAACTTCCGCCCAACGTCAGCTCCTACATTCGACTTCGCTAAGAGCTAATAGTCGATTGATGATAAAGAGGCCCCTGACATTGTTAGGGGCTTTTTTAGTGCTAGTGTAGTGGCACAATTAGTTGTAACTCATGGCATTACGCGCCATTGACCGTCTCAAGAAAGCCGCAAATTTAGAAGCAACAAAAAGAGTCGTTACTCTTTCGGACGGCAGCAAATTTGAGATGTGGGTCACTCCCATGACGATGGCAGAGCGTGAGCGTGCTCAAAAACGTGCTGGATCGGACGACGCCAATGCGTTTGCTTTGCAGCTTTTGATTGCAAAAGCAAAAGATGAGCTTGGGGAGTCTTTGTTTCTAGCTGGTGAAATTGATGTGTTGAAGAACGAAGTCAAAGACAAGGACTTGCAGTCTTTAATGCTTGCCATTATTAATAGCGACGAAGAAGAGGCAATCGACCCAAAATCTTAAGCGCCGAGCTTCGGAAGGACAACTGGCTCATGCTGCAGTTTGGCATTGCCAAAGAGCTTGGCATGAGCTTGTCGGAGCTACGGTCAACGATGACAGCAGAGGAGGTTTTGGGTTGGAGCGCGTATTTTAAAATTTTGAACGAAGATCAGGAGAAGGAATTAGCAAAAGCGCGTAGGCGCAGGTAAAGTGGTAAAACAGTTTTCAGCTGATCCGTGGCACAGACGTATGCAGCTATTATTCAGGTTAGGTTAGAGGCTGAACAGGCTCTTAAAAAGTCTACTCAGTTAGTTAAAAAAATTCAAACAAGTTTTAATAGGCTAGAAAGAGACTTATCTAGCAAAGGCCCAGTTGATGCAATTATTGAACAAAATAATGCTCTTACGGACCAATTAGAAACTCAAAAAAAAGTTCAGCGTGCCAATAGACAGGCGATAGTTCAAGCAGACAGAAAAACACAGCAGACAGGCAGGTTAAACGCTGCTTTAGAGCGTCAAGCAAACCTTGAAAAAGCTTTAAAACGTGCCGGAGTTCAACCAGGGAGTGCAAGAGGAAACAGAGTAGAAGATATTCTTGCGGCGGCAAACGCAAACAAGAAGAATGTAGGCATTCAGCAGTCATTAAACAGTGAGTTAGAAAAGATTCTCCAAACTCAACGAGAAATAAACCGCACTGACTTGGCTCAAGCTAGAGTTGCAGCCAAGAACGCAGTGGGAAAAAGTTACGATCAGCGAGTAAAACAGTTAAGGGCAATAGGGGTTTCTCAGGGTGATTTGCTTGAAATTGAGACTTTAAGGTTCAGGCTTGCTGACCAAAACTCTAAAAAGCAAACCGACCTGGCTCGTTTAACTACTGTTCAGCTAGAAGAGCAGTTACGTGTTCTAGAAGAAATAAACGCTATTTATTTAAACCCAGGAAGGCAGCTAAGTTCTCCAATTCGTGGGACGAAAACAATGCCAGGGAGCCCTGCTTTTATTGCAGAACAGGAAAGGCAGGGCAAGGAAGGAGGAAGATTTGGAAACATTCTTCAAGGCGCTCTACTGGGTGGTGGCTTTCCTTTGCTATTTGGAGGCCCAAGCTTTTCCGCGCTTGGCGGCGGTATAGGCGGGGGAATTGGAGGTTCTATAGGCAAAGGTGCATCATTCGCCGGAGGAATTACCGGTTCAGTGGTCGGTGGGATATTCGACGCGATGATTAAAGCCGCGTTAGAACTTGGAAAAGCCCTAGAAAACCCAACAAAAAATCTTCAAGCACTTACTGATGCGCTACCCGTTTCAGGCACGGCAACTAAAAGTCTTATAGACCAGCTAGAGCAAATAGGTCTTACATCAGTTGCTTCATCTCTTGCCCTCGAAACTTTAGATGAAGAACTTGAGGCTTTAGGTTTGAGTCAAGAT